TCTTATCCAAGGGCTTTGCACGGATCTTGCAGTTGTTATCCTGGTTGGTTTGTTTGATGGAATCAACCGGGTATTACCTGCTTACCTAGAACAACAGCGACGTGACGAACTTATCCGCCGAGGCTTTATTCTATGAGCAAACGTAAGCAATGGTCCCTTCCCGTTGAGGAATCGTATATCGATGGAGTTGCCGAGTACTTCATCACTATTCCAGATGATCTTGCGTATGTTGCCGAGTGGTTCCCTGGTGACGAACTCGAGTGGGTTGACAACAAAGACGGATCGTACACAATTATCAAGGTGGTGAAATGACTTCCTACAACAAGGTCTCCTGAACACCAGGGGGCTTTTCTGTTACACTGAACCTAAGCGACTCTCTATTATGATCAACAAGGACTACCTCTGGGTGGAGCGTTATGCCCCCAAGACAATTGAAGACTGCATTCTGCCTGAACACATCAAGCGGTCCTTTTCTGAGTTTGCTGAGAGTGGCGAATTCACCAACCTTCTCCTTGCTGGTCCTGCAGGTGTTGGTAAAACCTCAGTCGCTAAAGCTCTGTGTGAGGAGTTGGATGTAGATCTTCTGTTCGTCAACGCTTCAAACAACCGTGGCATCGACGAGGTTCGCACAACCCTTACCACGTTTGCCTCCAGTTCTTCACTCTTCGGTAAGAAGAAAGTCGTTCTGCTGGATGAGGCTGACAACCTCACACCCGACGCCCAGAAGGCTATGAGGGCTATGATTGAGGAGTTCCAGAGTCACTGTCGCTTTATCCTGACCTGTAACTACCCCCACACCATCATTGACGCCATCAAGAGTCGGTGTAGTGTTATTAACTTCCACGCTCAGGATCCTAAGGTGCGTAAGGAGTTGTCTGGGTTGTTCTTCAAGCGCCTTGTTGGCATTATGAAGGAGAACCAAGTTACCTTTGACCAGAAAGTTTTGGCCAAGTTCATCATGAACAAGGCTCCCGACTGGCGTGGCATCATCAATACCGTTCAGGGTTCTATCCACAACGGTGAACTGGATGATGGAATTCTTGGTGCTACTGCTGACGCGCTAGTTGAGTACATTAAGCATAAGAAATGGGAAGACGCAAGAAAGTGGGTATTTGAGAATTCCTTTATGCATCCCGTGCAAATTCAGGACGAACTCTTCAACTTCCTTATGTCTCCCACAGGAGGACTTAGCAACGGAGGTCGAGTTCACGCTGCAATCATCTTTGGTAACTATGCTCAGAGAATTGGCCAAGGGGCTGACCCACACATTACCCTAACCGCCCTTGTCACTGAACTTATGATGGATTCTGATGTGGAGTTTAAGTGATGGGTAAGAAGAGTCCTTTTGACTACGTCAAGAACATAAACACCAAAGCTGAATATGACTACGACTTGTCTGGTTATGTTCCCTTTCTGACCAACCGTGCCTTTTCTATGCATCTGGACACAATTATGTTGGCGGAAGAGATGAACCACTACCACCAACTACTCCCTCAGTTTCAGTATGACTTCTACTATGCTGCTGTCCGCAGAGGTCGCCGCTTTGGTTTCCCCAAGAAAGTAGAAGAACACCCCCAACTCAAAGTGGTTATGGACTATTTTAACTATTCTCGCACCAAGGCAGAACAGGCCCTGGAGCTTCTGTCCGAGTCCGACCTTTGCGAAATACGAAGGGCCATGGACAAGGGCGGCATTTGACCCTATACTATTATTGTGATGCAAGACTCAAGCAAACTCGGTTGGTCCGTTGTCTATCGTGACGGCGAAGTGCTGACAAACCTCTCCTATCCAGAGGCTATGATGTACTTCAACGAAGCCTATCAAACAGACAACCCCTGCTCAGTTCGTATGCCAGGCAACCACTTCACTCAACAACTTCTCAACGGTTAATTCCATGCAGTTCAAAGCCTCTGAGATCGAACGACTTCTCATGTCTGCCTTCTATTATCGCGATCGTTTTCGTGATGACGACGAAGTTCGTGAAGAGATGGACGCACTCATCCGCAAGGTCAGAAACTACAAAGACAACTATTCTATCGACGAGTGAAGCTATCTTATCTCCTAAATAGTTAGGAGATAACTATTAATTGTAATGTATTGGGACGCCTCCTGCATGGCAGAGGTGTTTCTGGACCACCCCGACGATTTCCTTAAGGTCCGCGAAACACTAACCCGAATTGGAGTCTCTTCGAAGAATGAGAAGAGACTTTATCAATCGTGTCACATCCTGCATAAACAGGGCAGGTACTTCATTGTTCACTTCAAAGAGCTGTTCTTGCTTGACGGTAAGCGCTCTAATTTGTGTGAGAATGATATTGAGAGGCGCAACACAATCACTAAGCTTCTTTCTGACTGGGGACTGGTTACTATGGCCAAACCTGAAGAGGTTGGAGGCAACACTGCACCCATCAGTCAGATCAAAATCCTCCCTTATAAGGAGAAGAAAGACTGGCAATTGATCACAAAGTACTCCATCGGCAACAAGCGGAAGTAGAGATATCCGAACTTACCAAACCACCAACAATCTATTATAAATAAAGAGTCAGATGCCTTCGGGGTCTGGCTCTTTTACTTTATCGCTTGCCTTTTTAGGGAGCTATTCGAATGACTAATCTTTCCCGCTACAATAGCGTCGGCATTGGCTTAGAGACCCTGTTTAATCGTCTCGACGCACTGCAAGACAGCACCGCAAAAAGCTACCCTCCCTATAACATTATCGAAGTTGAGGAAGGTGTTCACATCCTTGAGATTGCCCTGGCTGGTTTTGGCCGTGAGGCCATTGAGGTTGTCACCGAGCGTAACGTTCTGACGGTTTCTGCTAAGCGTGACGTCGACAACCGCACTTACACCCATCGCGGTTTGGCTTATCGCAGCTTCGCCCGCAACTGGCAACTTGCTGATAACGTTGAGGTTGATGGTGTAACTTATGAGAACGGCCTGCTGAGTGTAACCCTCCGCCGTGTTCTCCCCGAGGCCCAGCAACGTAAGGTTCTGGAAATCAACTGATAAACCATAACTAAACAACAACGAGGTCCTGAGTTATAATGCTTGGGACCTCTTTTTTATGCCATGTCTACAAAGATTCTTGTAAACTCTCTCGGTCAGCACATTATTGCCGACGTCAAGACTGTAACCAACAAGGAGACCAACGAACTGCTTGCTTACTGGGTCAAGTCCCCCCGCGTGATTAGCTATCGTGGTAACGAAGACGGCACCGTAAGCATCGACTTCATTGACTACTGCCCCGTTGGTTCTTCCCTGGAGTTTTCTATCGCCTCTCACCACATTGTGTCTATCCTTGACGCAAAGGCTGAGGTTGAAGAACGCTATCTGGAGATCGTAACTCCAAATCCTGTAACCATCGAAGAGCTTGAGACGGAGCCCACTATCGAACCTGAAGTGGTCAGTGAGGAGGCTTGATGCAACTCAGCCTTTTTATTCTGAAGAACGGACTGGAGATTGTCTCACAGTCCGACCAGCTGGACTATGAACCCAAAGTTCATATGGTGAACCCCTGCACCGTCTCTGGTGCGTCCAAGCTGGCTCTCAAGCGCTGGCCTGCCTACTCAGCCGACGAGCACGTTCTGCTCCGCTCTGAGGATCTTCTGACAGTCTGTGAGCCAACCGAACAGATTACAGCAGCTTACATGCGTAAGTTCAATCTGAAGGCTGAGGACCTCGAAGAGCCCTTGACCAAAGAGCCAGAACCTGTTATGCTCAATGAAGAACAGCGTCAGCCAGACATCGAGTCGGTGCCTGAGTTTGACGAATACGAACCAAACTACGTCGAAGACTTCTGATGACCCGCCACTATACGTTCGCGAAACAGTACGGCAATAACATTCTTGTCCGTGGCTGGGACGACGAACGTGGTGGTTATTTCGACGAGAAAGTGCCCTTCAAGCCCACGATGTATCTCCCTTCCCCAAAGGAGACACCCTACGTGGACTTGGAGGGTAACTTTGTAGCTCCCGTGATGCCTGGTAGCATGAAGGAGACACGCGATTTTATTCAGCAGTACTCAGGTATCTCCGGGACAAAAGTCTACGGTATGGAGAAGTTCCTCTACCAGTACTTGGCAGAAGAGTTTGAGGGTGAGATCGACTATGACCCCTCGAAGATTAAGCTTTGGTCTCTCGATATTGAGACAGCGTCTGAGAACGGCTTCCCTAAGCCGGAAGTCGCAGAAGAGGAAGTGCTTCTGATTACCTTGAAGAACTTCAACAGTAAGCGCATGATCACCTTTGGCAGTAGGCCTTGGGAGCGCAGCAGAGACGACGTTGATTATATTCTGTGTGACAACGAGTATGCACTTCTCGACGCCTTTGTGGCCTGGTGGGAGACAACCTCGCCAGAAGTCATCACAGGCTGGAACGTAGACCTCTTTGATATCACCTACCTCTGCAACAGAATTCAACGAGTCCTGGGTGAGAAACAACTGCGCAGACTCTCCCCGTGGGGGCTAGTTTCTATGCGGGAAGTTGAGATGTACGGCAGAATCCAGCAGAAGTTCCTCATAGACGGCGTCACGATCCTCGACTACCTCGACGTTTATAAGAAGTTTACTTACACCAACAGAGAATCTTACAGACTGGACGTGATCGCTGAGATTGAGCTGGGGCAAAAAAAGCTCGATCACTCAGAGTTCGACACATTCAAAGACTTTTACACCCACGGGTGGAATAAGTTCGTGGACTACAACATGATCGACGTGGACCTCGTAGATAAACTCGAGGAGAAAATGAAGCTGATCGACCTGGTTATGCTTATGGCCTACGATGCTCATGTGAACTACTCAGACTGCTTCGGTATGGTTAAGCTCTGGGA